AGAGAAAAGTATGAGGAAGAAATCATGGTCTTTCCTCTACTCACGACTAATCCCGCGTCTTTAACGACACCAAACCATTTGTCCGCTTGCGCCCTCGTGGACCTAAAGACAATATCATCACCATTAATTTTGACAGGTGGTAATTGTCCAAAGGGCCGCATGGAGTACGCGAACGCCAGGTAGTTGGTGAGACACAACAACGGGAATGAAAGCTTGTCACCCATTAGTTGGCCTGACATCATACGAGTTTTACGACCGGCAGATTCTACTTCAGCGTCCAATGATGCCATTGCCATCGATTGGACACCCACCGAAAGGGTGGTTGTACGTAGAACTGCCAGGAGAATGGCACGGCTATGATCAAGATTGAAATTATCAGTAGCCGATTCATAATCTCCCGAGACGAAAACCTCGCCAGGAATGCGACAAAAACCAGAAAAGGACTCCGGTTTTGCGGTGCCTCGAAGGAGCCACTTCTTTTTTGACAGATGATCGTACATCATCGATGCCAAAGGAGTTAAGCAATACTGGAAAACAGAAGCAACAGTAACGACACGGGCCTTGCCCGCCTTACGTGCGACTGCGAGACGACGGGTGTTGCGAAAAACGCGCCCATTACGACACATGGCCATGAATTCCTCACGACCAACATGCTCATTAACGAACCACCGCGCTGTCTCTTCCGGTACCTCTTTCTCCAAGAAAGACTTCGTTCCAACAGTAACTCGTTGGACCCGATCCGAATAGCTCTGATCCCAACCTTCCTTGAACAGGTTAGGGATTTCATGCCGAACAAAGGCTAAGAAACGAGGATTTGTTGCTTTCGCGTGAGCGAACTTGTCATGCAACTTACCCAAGTCAGGCTGATCCGTCGGGAGGGTCTTACGGAAGAGGAATAACGAAGCAGAGAGCGTCATGTAATCACGTGGTCGGCACTTGGAACCGACCTTATGCTTCCGGGTCGTCGACCCGTAACGAATTTTATGACGCCCCCAGTCAGGGGCAGGAGACATCTCAATGGGACCACAGCAGAATCGCTTGATATCTGCAACAGTCTGGAACGTCGGAAGTGTAGGGAGAGTCAAATGTAGCACTCGCCCTAACAAATCGACTAAGACTTGTAAATCCCGCTGAGACGACAGAATTATCTCTTTCTGTCTATCCGCGTTCAGGCTACCAAAGTTTGGATTTATTTCTGAACGGCCTGTTGACTTAGCTTTGCTGTTACGCTTCGTAGACAGCATCGCAATAGAACCAAAGGACTTTTGGTTCTTTTTCTTGCCGGGTTCGATACCTGGTCCCTGGTGGACGTTATATCTACTCCCACTGGAACCAAATGTCCAGGCGACGTCTAGTTCTGTTCTAATTCTGTCATTGATCACAGTACAGTTTCGAACGCTGGGATGAACCAGCTGGGAGATTCGGGAATTGGTTCGCGGGTGAAAAGTCCGCTTAGCATCTTCCGGGTTCCGTTCACTTTCTTACCACGAATACGCCTTACTAGGCCATGACATACTAACGACCGAAATCGCTTTCTTGCCTCACGACCGCTCCGACGCGTTACGCCATACTAATGAACTTACTACCTTTCCTCTCCCAGTGGGATGTCCGAGGTACAATTACCTGCCCCACAACCGCGGGAGTGGCACGAAATCCATCCTTTCAGAGGATACGTACCCGATACGCCGAAACGCACAACTCCAGGCGGCGAACGTCATTGACGCGCCAATTCCATGGCGAGCTATTCAGGCCTGGTGCCTAGCCTGCGGAGACGAATCTGATTTTTCTGTTTTTATCACTCTCCTCCACCCTCCTTTGCTCCGCGTACCCTTTTGCCCCGATTCCAACACCTTGTGCTGATTGGAACGCGGCATTACTCATAAATCTTCCAGGTCCACTCATTCCCTGGGGATCCTCATGACGGAAAAGCCACGAGAACTTACCACAGTTCATGACGCCCTTACGACTTATTTTCATGACCACGCGCACAGGACCTTTGGGCTCTGGTGTTTCGCACGTTTCATTGCTCCAAGTCTCCTCGACGAACGTCTGCCTGAGTCGAATCCGTGAGGATGCGACCAGCCTTCTGTTCCGGGAACTTGAAAGAGCAACACGCACAAACCCGGGGATCGCTCGACCAACGTGTGGAAACACATCCAGTTGGTGAGGTAACGAGAGATACGTCTGTTCTCGTTCATAGATCCCCAGGCACGAAAGTAAACCATGATCAATTGGCTGACGATGACCACGACTTAATGACACCTGAGACTTCCAGAGGTAGCACTTGTTGTTACGAAGGAAGCACTCCACGATACACCTTTTTTCCGCACCTTTGAAGCCTGCTTGACAATCATTCATTCTCCCTCCCAAACGCAAAGAACCGTCAGTGGACGGTTTCAGCAATGGAAGGGAACGAATGAAAGGGACTTGTATAGGTATCAACTGTTTTTTTGCCTCGAAAAAAGACGAATTGAGAGAAAAGTATGAGGAAGAAATCATGGTCTTTCCTCTACTCACGACTAATCCCGCGTCTTTAACGACACCAAACCATTTGTCCGCTTGCGCCCTCGTGGACCTAAAGACAATATCATCACCA